GAGATCGTCGACCCGGCGGAGGTCTTGGACGCGCCCGACGCGCCACTCGACAGTTTGCTTGCCATACCCTGTCTCCTACACCGTGACCGTCAGCGTACCGAGTTCGGCGCCGACTGCGAACGACCCGAGCCAGATGTCGTCGGGCCGGACGACAGTCAATATACCATCGTTGGCGAAAACTTCACCGGGATAAAGTCCGTAGCCGCTCGTCGGAAAAGACGAGGCCAGATAGATGCCGTTGAAGCGACCGTAATTAACGCCACCGACGATGCGTGCCAGGTTCTCCAGCCATCGGTTGAGCTGGTTACCGTAGTCGACCGTCCATTCGCCACCCGGCGGGGGGCGCGGCGGTGGCGGGATGATGACGACCTGGTTGGGCGCGACCATCTCAGCGCTGGCCGTCGGGGTTGGCATAGAGGCGCGGCACGCCGAGTTGCCACATGGTTCCGGTAGCCGTGGACGCGATACCGATCTGCGTCGAGCGCGAGCGCCAGCGCTTGTCGACCTTGGGTGTGAACTCTTCGATTGGCAGCGCCACGCTGCGCGTCACGGCGTCGTCCGGCCCTTCGACGAAAGGTGAGCCGGGGTAGTCACGCTGAGCGAAAGTCATATCGACGGACGGCGTGGATGCCGTCGAACCCGTAAAGCTGACGTCCGGAATCAGTCGCGACACCAGCATGAAATTTTCGCCGTTGCCGAGTTCGAACACGCTCGATTTGAGGTAGCTGTCGAGCATGGCTGCAGGGGTCACGCTCTGGTCGGTGGCGCCGATCTCGTGCGTGTAAAGGTATCCATCCGTCGAACCGGCGAGCGGCGTCGTTTCGAACCAGGCGTCAAGCCATGTCGTGCGACCGACGTCATTGAACGAGCCGTAGTACCACAGCAGCGCGCCGGGGTTTTCGTAGTTGCAGATGACGTAGAAATTGTTCTCGCTCGAGCCGTTCACTGGCATCAGCCAGATGATTTCCTTGAACTGCCTGTTGATGCCGGCGGAAATCTTCTCGCTCTGGCTGGCGTTGAGGATCTCGAACACATAGGAACGGATGTCGCAGGGCATATTGCGCACTACGCCATCGTACATCTGGAATAGGCCGTTCGCCATCCAGTAGGTTTCCGACCCTGTGCTGACCACGGCATTGGGGCCGATCAGTTGCACGTTGTTGCCGATGCGCGTCTGGCCGAAAGTGAATGGCGGACCGACAAAGCGCATCGAGTGCAGCGTGGCGTCGGTGAACACCAGCGTTTCGGTCGTCGTCTCGACAGCCTTGATGAACTCCGATCCGCCGTCGAAGCGCAGATCGCCGGCTGTGTTGGTGGTGTCAGGTGTCCACTCGGTCAGGCTTTCGGCATCGCTCCAGCGGGCGAGCAGGCGGTCCTGTACTGCGGTGCCGATCTCATTGGCGGCGAAGGCGATGACGTGGCGGTCATTGTTGCTGACCGTGATCTGGCGCGCAATGGTCGGGGCGTTGCTCGAACCCGTGAGCGAGGTGATGTTGACGCCTCGGTCGGCAATGTTGGCCGACATGTCCTTGTAATAGATGGCGCCGTTGCGGACGTTGAACAGCAGGTCCTCGCCGAAATTATCCTCGGTCCACAAGCGCAGCTGATCGGTCTCGGTGAACGTGCTCGAACCTTCACCCCAGCCGCCTGACCCCCACGGGCCTGTACCCCAGCCGTTGCCGAGCGCGGTGGTATCGAGACCGACATTGATCTGGTACGTGGCCACGACTGACGCGCCGCCGCCCGCCGCGTCAGTGGTGTTCGACGTGAGCGGCAAGGTCACCGTGTAGGTGTCGTCAGTCAGGATGGTGACGATCTGGTACTCGTCATTGAGCACCGCGGCCGTGACGTTACCGCCGATCGTCGTCGCGCCGGAGAAGGTGACGAAGTCGCCGACCACCGACCCATTGGCAACGTCGGTTACCGTCATGATGGCGCTGCCGTTGACGATGGCGAAGGGGTCATTGGCGAGCGTCACCGTGCGCCGGATCGGCGTCACGTCGACAGGCATGTTGCCGCGAATGATGTAATATTTGAGGTTGGTGCCGACCCCGTAATAACGGGTGCCGTTCAGTGTCGACCACGGGAACAGGCTGCGCTGCGTGCCGAGCATCAAGCTGGCAGTGAACTTCTGCCAGCCGCCCATGCTCGACCAGGTGCCGGTGCGAACGCGCGCAAGATTGCAGTCGTACCAACCGCCGGTGTTACCGTAGTCGGTCGTCTCCCGGTTGATGCCCGGCCGGAACTGGATCTTGATCGGGTCGGCCACGAACGATACCTCTTAGAAAACATACCCGGCATTGCGACCAAGCGTGGCATTATAGACGATAACAATTATCCCCGCCCCACCTGTTCCTCCCGGGCCTGCAAAGGCTGCATTAGACCCGCCGCCACCGCCGCCACCGCCATAGCTCGCTGCGGTACCGCCGGCTACCGCGTTGCTTGCCCCGGTAGAAAAACCACCCCCGCCCCCGCCTGCACCAGAACCCGCGGTTGGTCCCGCCGTCGAAGTCCAGTCGACAGACGCCGAACCCGCGCCGCCGTTGGCTGTCGCGTTTACGTTAAACGATCCGCCACCGCCACCGCCGCCGCCTGTACCGGGCTGGCCGTTACCTGTGCCTGCAGTTCCGCCGGCACCCCCCGTCCCTTGCCCGTTACCCCCGGCGCCCGCAGCGCCACCGCCGCCAGTTCCGTCGACGCCGTTATCGGGGGTCGCTTTACTGTTGCCGCCACCGCCAGCGCCCGAGGAGTTCACGAAATTTGCGGATCCGCCGTTACCTCCGGCGCCGTTGATACCCCCGGAGCCGCCGCCGCCGCCGCCGCCACCCTGCGAACCGTTTGCTGCGCCGCCGTTACCCCCGCTTTTGGCTGTCCCTGACCCAATACAACTGGCCGCGCTACCTCCGGTGCCTGCTGTGGTTCCAGACCCGCTTGTCCCGCTCTTGGCGAGAACACCTTCCGCGGAACTTGCCGGTGCGGTCGAACCCCCGTCAATACGTATCCACACGTCGCTGGGGGATGCCCCGCCACCAGTCGGTGCCGCAGGGAGGAAAAACGCCGCCGTACCGCCGCCGGCCAGCGTACCTGGCGTGGTGCTTGGCTGGTAGGCGCCCGCTCCTCCACCAGCTCCAGCTGAAGTCGCGACCACCCCGTTGGCGCCTGCGCCACCGACACCGACAACTTCAATCGAGACCAGCGAGCCGAAATCGCCGGGGATATTCCAGGTCTGGTTGCTGCCGCTGGTCGAGGTCAGGAATAGGGTTTTGGTTGCCATGCATCAGGTCCTGGTAACGCGAAGCGACAACGTGACGCGCGTGCAAGTGGTGATGGAATCGACATTGAACCGCAGGGTGTCCCCGGCCGCGATGGCCGTCGTCCAGCCGGTGAGCGTCGCGTCCTGCGCCTTGGTTGTTGCGCTGATTGTCGGCTTGGCCGACGCGGTGATGGTATCCGCGACAGTCGGAGGGTAGTTGGCGTAGGTGTCTTTCCAGATATCCACCACGATCGATCCGGATTGGTCGGCCAGCAAGGTGGACCGCGTGATCGTACAAGCGAAGGGGATTTCGAGGTCCCCCTTGACGCCCGTGGTGATGGTCGATCCGCCGCCGTCGATAACGTAGGTGATTGTGCTGATGCGCTGGTTAGCCGACACGGTGGTGCTGTCGGACGCCGTGAGAGTAGCACCGTCGGCGATTGTCAGGGTAGCCGATGTTGCGGGGGCGGTGAGCGCCACCTTGTTGATCGACGTTGCCGTAGCGACACCCAGCACCGGCGTGATGAGCGTCGGCGTCGTCTGCTGGACATAGAGCCCCGTACCGGTGCCGAGCAACCCGGCCACAACGTTGGTTCCGTCGCAGTAGACCCACTGCGAGGCGCTAGGCAGAACGGCGACGCCAGAACCGGCGGCCGTCTTGACGGTGACACTGAAACCACCGGTGGTCGAATTCTTGATCAGGTAGACCTTCTCGGCGGTCGGCACGACAACGTTGCGGCCGGCGGACATGGCGCCGGTCAACTCGACAACCATGTTGCGCGACTGGTCGCTGGCCCCATCGAGGGCGGTGAGCGTCAGGTTGGCGACGTCACCCTGCGCGACGGAGAGAAAGCCGGTGATGGCCTGCTCGAGCAGCGTGCCGAGGTTGGTGTTGGTGGTATCGCCCCAGGTGCCCGACTGGTCGCCGGTGGCCATGAGCTCCAGACGGAGAGAGGGGGAGTATGTACTTGCCATCAGTAGCCTCTGTCGTTCACGTCAACACCGGGGTCCAACCGCCGGCCGGTCCCGAGGGACCTGGGCCCCACCCGCCCCCGGGGCCGGCGGGAACCGGGTCCCAGTCAGGCGTTGGCCCATCAAGCCGACCAGTCAACCCTTGAGCCATGAGACTACCCAGCACCACACTTGCGCCTATGACTACCACTGTGTCGCCGACCGCGCCAGAGGCCGATACACCCGTCAGGGTGGCGGTAGCACCCGCGGTAACAGTTAGCGTGCCAAGGGCGCTCGCCGACGCGACGCCGGTGATCTCGATTGCATCGGCACCGAACCCCCACGGCCCCAACCCCCAGCCGCCTACACCCCAACCAGACATCAGGTCACCTCCACGTAACCGCTGCCGTTGACCTGAGACCAGCTCGGGGACGGCGCGCCGGGTACCGGCGTCCAGCCGCCTGACGGCCCCGGAGGAACCGGGCCCCAGACAAGCAGCGATGCGAGCACACCCGTGGCGCTGACACCGGATAGCACGACACTGCCATCGATAGTGAACGTGACACTGCCCACTACGCCCGCTGCAGTAACCCCGGTGATCGAGACATAGGGGCCGATTCCGATGGCGACACTGCCGAGCGCGCCGGTTCCCGTGACCCCGGTAACGGGGATGGACGCCTTACCTGCGACCTGCAGCGTGCCCAGCGCACCAAGAGCAGAGACGCCGGTCGGCGTAAAACTCGAATCCCACGCCAGGTCGAGTACACCCAGCGCGGTGGCCGATGCCACGCCGGTGATAGCTACCGGGGTGTTCAGTGCAGCGGTGATCGATCCGAGAGCGGATACTGCGCTGACATTGGTCAGCGTAATATTGGCCTTGCCCTGAACAGTGGGTGCGCCGAGCGCGCCGGCGGCGTTGACGCCGGTCAGTGCAACGTTGGCTTTACCCTGGACGACCAGAGACCCTACAGCACCCGCAGATGACACGCCGGTCAGCGTCACATCGATGTCGGATGCGACAATTGGCGATCCGACGGCACCAGCGGACGCCACGCCTGTCAGCGTGATGTTGGCTTTACCCTGGACGACCAGAGAACCGAGGGCGCTTGTAGACATCACGCCTGTCAGCGTGACTGACACCGGGATGGACGCGACCAGCGTGCCGACAGCACCCGCCGCCGATACGCCGGTCAGCGGCACTGTCGCTCGGCCGGTAACGGTCAGCGTTCCAAGAGCACCTGCCGCCGATACGCCGGTCAGCGGCACTGTCGCTCGGCCGGTAACGGTCAGCGTTCCGAGAGCGGTGGCTGAAGAGACGCTGGTGACGTCTACATTGACGCCAGTGCCCCCGCCGATCGGTGGGCCCTGCGCGAAGGTAAGTTCAGCGAAGGTCCCGTATCCGAACACGGTTCTCTTACCTCATGTCGGAGCTAACGGCTCGGCGTCACAACGAGATCATCACAACGCCGGACGCCTCGTAGAGAGCGCCGGGAACACCGGGATCGGACGAGGGCAGGCCGGAAATGAAGATGAGCCCCTGACGACCAGTGCCAGCGGCGGGAAGTACGAACGAAACGTCGCCGCCATCCACAGTGCCAGCGCCTGGGGCGAACTCTGCCTTGCCGCCATTCCCGCTAAGCCCAGCGCCCCCATAGAAATAGACTGCGCCCCCATCTAACGCGCCATCCGACCCGTAGACCTCCACCTCTCCGGCAGACCCGCTAGCGGAACCGCCAGCCCTCAGTACAATGGCGCCGCCCGTACCGTCTGTCTCAGCGCCGCCCGCAGTGATGAGAATATCGCCGCCGTCGCCATCAGAACCATCCCCACCAGTGATGGAGACCGGGCCACCTGCTACGCCCCCAACGGCATCGTCGCCACCGACAATTTCAAACCCACCCACATCCAGATCAGCGGTCAGCGGGTTGGTTACGCCACCATCGAGGTCACCTGCCAGCGGACCGCCCATATAGACCTTGGGCGCGGCGGAGAAGTTGACCAGCGCGTTGCTATTCGAAGACAGGATCGGCACGCGATCGAGCACTGCACCAGTGGTCGTGTAGGCGCCTGTTCCGACCTCCCACTGGCTCAGGTCATCGCTCTGGGCAAAGTAATGGTACTCATCGCCATCAACTGCGCCGGCGTCGTCCGGAACGATATAGCCAGTGACGGCCGACGCGACCTCGAAGTCAGCCGTCGTCCCCGTGGTCGCGGTGAAGATGCAACGATTGAGCCAGCCCTGCGCCATGGTCAGGTCAGCCGGATGATCGCGTTGCTGGCGTCAGCCGTCGGGAAGATGATGGTCAGGTCGCCGGCGGTCGCGGTCTTGTCGCTGCCGAAGTTGAACACGGCGACAGCGCGATCGCCGTTGGTGTCGTTGTAGATGAGGCAGCCGCTGGTGGTGATCGTCACGTTGGTGAAAACCTCGTCGGCGAAATCGGTGAGGGCCGTGGTGCCGGAGCTCGTCGGCGTCACGGCGGCAAGCGCCTGGCCCCCGGCTGAGTAGTTCGTACCGCTCGCCTCGTCGGCGCCCATGTCCGAGTAATTGGTCGTGGCGGCGCCGAACGTGCCGACGATGCTGGCTGCGGCGCGGAACAGCGCGAGGTTAAAGGTGTTGCCGCCCGGGTTGTCGAAATCATGCAGAGCCTGCATGAGCTCGACCTTAAAGCTGGTGCACATTGCCTGGGTGATTGCCATGTCAGAGACCTTTCACGAGATCGGCCGCGGCATCATGCCCGGCATTCTTGAGGACGTTATAGATCGTTGTGTTCTGGCACTTCTGCGCCTGCGCGAAATAGTGCCGCACCAGCGCGGCCATGCGGTCCTGGTGCTCTATGGCCGCCGCGCGGATGTCGGCGGGGACCTCGGGACCGATATAGATCAGCTTGGGCATGATCATCTTCGTCAGCTCGTCGGGGTTGAGACCCCGACCGCTGGTGACGATCGTCTCGACGGTGCCGAGTTGGGGGCCGGTGGTAACGGAAAGACTCATCAGGCTGCCTCTGGCTTTCTCTTCTCGCCGCTGCGGTAGGTATCCTTGCGGTCACGGCTCTCGCCGAGGTTCTTGAGGCCCTGCAGGCCGACGATGAACCGCTGCTCGTAGGTGTCGCCCATGCTGTCGATGCCCGCGGCTTTCTTGAGCCACACGGCGCTCTCCGCGAGCGCGCCATAGAGCAGGGTGTCGTAGGCGTTCTGCGACAGCCATGTGCCGGTGGGTGAATCGACGAGCGACGTCGGGCGGTAGAAATAGTTCAGTTGGCATGGGTAGCTGTCGTCGGGCGTTGGCCCGATGATGATGTTGGTTTCGCCACCGTTGACATCGAACTGCGCGTAGCAGAACGGCTCGCCTTCTTCGGTCTCGTCGGGGTAGACCTCGCGGATGTACTCGACGTCCTTGTTGAGCAGGAACTTCCAGCCGGTCGCCGTCTGGATCGACAGGCCTGCGGCAGCCAGAAAACCGGTCGGCAGTTGCAGATACGGATTGCCCTGCGTCATGGTGCCAGTCTGCGCTTCACGGAAATACGGTAGCTGAACGAAGAAAAATATGCGCTCTTCGCTCGCCTGTATAAAGCGCGGGATCTCGGCCACGAACTCGTCGGAGTCGTAGGTGGAATACGAGATCACATCGGCCGTTGCCTGGGCGAGCGTCGTCACGGCTTACTTCCGGCCCGTCTTGCCGCTGCCGGCCGAGTGGTAGTCCTCGGTGCGCGCGAACATCTTCTTGGCGGCGGGCGAGAGGACGGGCGGCGCCAACTGTGGGCTGATGCAGTAGGGCGGGGTGATCGGATTGGGCTTGCGCGGGCCGGTGCCGCCGCGCCCTCGGTCATTGTTCATCATGATCAGGTGCTCTTGATCTTGCCAGAGCCCTTGCCCATGGCCTGGTTGGACTTCTCGATGCGACCCATGCCGCCGGCTGCGCCGCCGGTCATCTTGGGGTCGAGGGACTTGCCCTTCATCGCCTTCTTCATGCCCTTGGGTTCGTTCGCCATGCTGGGAAACTCCTTGCGTTAGCCGAGCAATATCACCGAGGACCGATCATGTCACGAGCACCGTGATATTGCCGACCTGGCACTGGATGAAAATATTGGGGTTCCCGATCGGCTCCCAGCCGAACAGACCGACAGAGCCCGGCCGGTTCACGTCGGGGCGCGGATTGCGCAGCGACTGCGGGTCGTAGAT